GGAGCATTAAATACAGTTTTAAATGAAACATTACTGAATCTTAATACACCACCATCTTTTAAATAATATAATATTGATTGATGAATATCTTCTTTACTGAGAGATTGTTTGCTAGGTCTTAATGATTTATCTTTTCTTACAATATAACCGTGAACTACACCAATAATGAATCTTAAATCTGTTGTTACTTTATTATCCATAAAGAATGGATTATTGGTAGGATAGACACCCCATAAATATAAATTTTCTTTTTTTAATAAAGAAAAAGCATCTTTAAAAAACTTATCTACATTTTTTAATTCTATAATTTTATTTTGTGATTTATCTTTTTTCATGGTTTTTTTCTTTTTACTAATTTTAAAAGTGGAACCTTTTAATTTTTGAAATTTTTCAACATCATCATCTAAAGAAACAACACAAGTTCCCAATGGAAAATATTCACTAATAAATATTCTTTGATTTACTAGACCTTTTTTACCTACAACAATTTTACCATAAGTATTAGGATCCAATTTTTCTCTATATAATTTTTCTTCAGTTTTATTAGCAACAAATACATGAATTTTATTTTTAGGAACACCACCTCTTTTTAAAGTAGGTAATGTTTTTTTAGTAACTTCATCATATCTTTTGTAAGTAGGAATGGCAACAACATAATCACTCATTATATAATATAAAAATATTTAAATTATTTAAGAATTTATATAATTATTTAAGAACTTTTAACAATATTTTCAAGAATTTTAATTTTAGATTTTAAAGAATCTATTTCTCTATTTTGTAGCATAATTTTTTTTCTAAGTTCTCTATATTTATTATCATTAAATGTTGTAACTTCTTCATTATTTAAAGGTTTATTTTTAATTTTATTCATAATATTATCAATATCTTCACATTCTATTTTATATAATTGATTTTCCATATTATATATATAAAATATATAAATATATTGAATATAACAAATGAACAATGTTTATAATAGAACATTTATAGCATCATCAGAGATATTTTCAGGTTTTAAAATAAATATAGATATTAGAACAATAAATAATTTACAAGATATAGTAGATATATTTTTAATAAAATTAAAAAAAGTATTAGAATTAAATAATTTTGAAGTATTATTAGATAAATTAAAATATGGAAATTCATGGCATATACATACTCATACATTAGAACAAATATTAATAGGGGATTCTAATAGTGTTTATTATGTATGTAATCATTGTAAATAATTCTATTCACAGAATAAATTTGAAATATTTATTTATATTTATTCATAATTCAATAGTTTACTTGCTTTAGCGAACGAACTAACGATATAAATACTTGAACGTTTATACATTTGCGTGGAAAATATGTATCCAACACTCTTGTTGTTGATCTCACAGTACTATGGAGCAGTTCTACCAGTGGAGCTGGTCAAGCGACTGATTCTGATGTCGCGACCGGTTCTTCCATTCAAGGAAGATCTTATTAGTACTAGATTTAGTAGGGTGTGGGACAAGAGGTTGAAACGCACGTATGACCCGACTGGCGTGGGATTTGCCCCATTGGCGAGGATCTACTCGATGGAACGAGCAATCCGGAAAGCTGTTCTGGAGATGGGTCTACCGTGTCGCCCTATGTCTTGGGAAGGGGAGCGAATGACTGCTGAAGAAGCAATTGAGGATCCTGAGCAGATCCGCACTACTAGAGAATGCAAGATGACACGCACGCAGCGAGACTCACAGGTTTCTTCTGATTTGAAAGTTCTCACAATAGAATATATGAGAAAATTGGTTGAAATTCCTCGATTTGTCCATATGAGGAATCTTATAAATTTTGATGGGGTATGGGTAAAGTGTCGGCGAACATTCCATCCGTCGGCTGGAACAAAAACTAGGAGTTACTATCTTGTGGAGAAGTTTGTAGTGATATGTGATACATCTGAATGGGAAAACATGTATCCAAATTTATATGGACAAGATGGATGGTGTTGGGATCCAAATGAAGATGAATAAAATCAAAAAATAAAAAAACAATATAAAATCAAAAAACAAAAAAAACAATATAAAATAAATAGACAAAAAATATTTTTTTTTTATTATATAAATATATATAATGGATGTAGAGTATTATTTTCGTAACAAATCTATATCATTAATAAAACCTGATAATACAATTAATGAAGGAATAAATAAACAAGATATAGAATATGATAGTAATTTAACAAATATAAAAGAGTTAGGTATTAGAAATGATATAAAAACTTGGTTTGGATTAAAAGAGGAATATTTAACTTTAGCATATCATGGAAAAAAAATAATAGGTTATATCTTATGTTATGAAGATATGTCTAATGGTAATAGTGCTACTTTTGATCATGAAATAAATCCACATTTACCTAGAAAGTCTCCAACTGATTTACATATAGAACCAGTTAATGTAGTATATATTGGTGAAGTATCAATAATAAAAGAATACCAAGGAAAAGGATTATGTACTAAAATGTTAGATTTTACTATAAATAAGTTTAAAGAAATGAATAAAAATGTATTACATATTTGGAATAATTCTGATACATTTGACGGTGTACCAGCATGTAAATGTTATACAAAAACAGGTATAAATAATGATTATATAATGATTGTAAGAAATAAAGAATCAAAAACAAGACCTAAATATCAAAAATATGAAACATTAGAATCATTAGAATGTATTATACCATTACCTGGAAGAATATATTTTTATTTTAATAGAAATTATTATTATTCAGATGAAATGACCTATTTTAGAGAACAAATAGATTCATTAGTTAAAACAAATGAAGAACAACTTAATGGAATGAAAAGAAAAGAATTACGATACTTAGCTATAGAATTAGGTGCAACAGAAGAAGACATTGAAAATGCTAATGATTTAGAAGATATTAAACAAGCATATATAGAATTAGTAATAAGGTATCAACAAAGTAAAGAAGAATCTGGTGCTAAAAAATTTAAAAAAAAATCTAAAAAATTAAAAAGAAAATCAAAGTTATCAGATAAAAAAAGAAAATCTAAAGTTTCAAAAAAGATAATATTTAAAAAAAAGAATATATAATATAATATAATATAATATATATAATGCAAATATTTGTTAAAACACTCACTGGAAAAACTATTACATTAGAACTAGAAAGTTCAGATACTATTGAAAATGTAAAGGCAAAAATTCAAGATAAAGAAGGTATACCACCTGATCAACAAAGATTAATTTTTGCTGGTAAACAATTAGAAGATGGTAGAACTTTAGCAGATTATAACATTCAAAAAGAATCTACACTACATTTAGTATTAAGATAATTTATCAAACATTTTAATTAGTTTAAATATATCTGGTCTATTATCAGGTTTAATATCAACACATTTTCTTATAATTTTTTCTAGTTCAGGATTATCATTCTTTAAATATCGTAATTCTTTAAGTAGAATATTTCTAGAAGTTTTATATCTATCTTCAGAATCAATGATTCCACGCCATATCTCTAATATTATTACACCTAAAGCATATATATCAGATTTATGAGAAATAATAAAAGTTTCATTTAATTCAGGTGAGATATATCCATTAGTAGAACAAACATATTCTTTATCAATACCATTATTACGATAATCAATTTCACAAGTACCATAATCAATAATTTTTATAAATATTTCATCATTTCTTCTATGTATAGCAAGATTAAGAGGTTTAAGATCACCATGAACAATATCTTCATTCCACATTTCTTTTATTGCTTTTAATAGAGATTTAATAACACTAATCTTAGTAGACTTAGACATCTTATTATAAACATTATCATCATCATAATATGAATTAATATAATACCACAAATCTTTAGAGTTAATATATTCCATGATAAGATAAATATATTCTTTTTTTTCATCATATGAATATCCATATGTTTTCATTAATCTTTCTGATTTAATTTTAGAACCAATTTTAAGTTCATTAAATATTGATTCATTAATATTACTTTCATCATTTTTATACTTTTTGATGGCAACATCTTTTTCTAAATATTTTCCTTTGAATACTTCAGCATTGCCTTTATCTAATAATTCATCTATATTCAAATCGTCATACTCTATAAAATTGTAGTGGGATAGTTCTTTAATCATCTAAATGATTTTGAATCTAGTTAAAAAAAAATTCAAATTTAGAAAAAAAGTTTATTTATTTATTATTTTTAAGTTATATTATTTAGATTATTTAGAATTCTTTTACAACATTTTTGAGAAATTCTTCTCTAGTATGACCTGTACGGTCTTCTCCATTGATGATACCAGTAAGGATATAACCAGCATGCAAATCATAAACGGGATTGAATGATTCATAGAGTTCTCCAGCATTATCTTTAAATAGTTCCCATGCAGGTAGAAGTTCTTTAGGAATAGAATTAATGTCAAAGTCAGAAACAAAGACTTGACCAGACTCAAAGATAGAATTTGTTGGTTTAGTAGAAGACAGTTGATGAATGAGTTGAAGTGAGTTGTTAATAGATGTTAGTGCCTTGATAGAACTTTCACGATCTTTTAGTTCAATACCAGTTGACTCAATTTCTTTGAAGTAATTTTCTGCTGCTTGTTTAGCAAACTCAAGATTTTCAGGAGAGATAGTTGTATCCTCAGGGGAGAGAGATTTGACAATATTCGTAACAGAAGTGTGATTAGCACCACGACCAACTGCTGGATTGACTAGTCCTTCAGCGAATTTATTAGCAGAATGAGTCGGCGACATACGAGCAAATGCCAGCATAAATGCTGTGAAAACAGTTGCATCAAGGAATGGTCCGTCGAGTTTGGACACAAGTTCTTTGTTGTATCGCATAGTCGCCATATGAGCAGAGGAGATGTCCACAAGTTTGCCTTCAGAATGGAATCGATCAAGAATTGACTTAGCACCCATGCTGTTGAATGAAGGACGCGCACCTTCAGGAGTGATATGATCACCAGCGAACACATATTTCTTATCTACAGTGATATTTGCTCCATCATACCCATTCATAGGGGAAATCTGAAGAGCATATTCTGCATCAACTTTAATGCTCTTAAAATCAGTAATCGTGTGACACCTAATTTCTTTCTGGATATTAGGTGCTTGAATTGTGAGAACACCATTTTCATTAGTATGAGTACTAAATTTCTTGAGAAGGTGTGATTCATATTTTTTCCATTGTGCTTGGGCACTCTGAGGAGACACACCATCTGAACCCATAAACACAATATCAAGAACTGGTGGACCCATAGCATTCTCAATAGTGGGAGTTCTGTATAGATATCCCAGAAGTATCTCATCATCCACATCCTTGACACCCACGTCAGTGAAGACAATGATAGAAGACTTGAGAGACATTTTTCTAATGAATTGAAAAGCGGAAGTTATTCTTTTTGCTAGAATCTTGTTAGCAGTATTTTTGATTTACAAAGTTAGTAAACTAAATTTCAAATTTATTTGGTTAAGAACAAGTTTTGATTCATTAATCGTCTTTAGACATTTCTACACATTCAACATTATCTTCATCATCATTATTATCATCAGCATCATCATCATCAGAATCAGAATCAGAACCAACTAAATGATAAAGAACACGGTCTTTATTAGCATCATCATTAGGAGCATACATATAAGTTATATCAACTAATAAATCTTTTAATAAATCTCTATCAATTAAAAATAAATAATTATCTTTAACCATTTTCATATAAGTATCAATCATTGTATCAATATCATTAATAGTAATATTATTATTTTCAATATATTCTGGTATTATTTCATGAATATTTTCATTTGTAATTGATTTAAGTTTCATTTTTATAATATTAATTATTTAATTTTAATGAAAATTAAACTAATAAAAATCCTAAAAACTATAATATAATTTACATAAATTAGAAATATTATAAGGTGGTTCTAAACCTCTATTTTTATAAATACTATTCATACAAATACCATATTTTCCTTTATAATAATTAGAATTTTTTTTATATTTTTTTTTAAAAGTTTTTATACATTTACAATATTTTTTATTTAATTCATTTTCTAATATTTTATTTTGATTTTTACTGATAGATTTATTTTTTTTTTTTTCAATAAGTTTTTTATTTTTTTTTTTAGATAATTTTTTTTTTTATGATTTTTTTT